CCAACAATGCCGCAGCTTTGGACAATCTCGAAACATTGATGATTTCAATCATTGCAGCAATGCCAAATGGTTACGAAGTCGGAAATGTGAATCAACCTCAACCTTTGGAAGTCGGTGCCGGAAAATACCTCACGGCCGATCTCCAAGTATCCACCTACTACAACCAATAGGAGACAAAATGCCAACAACAATCATCACCGGCAGAAATGTGAGCTTCAGCATCGATGGGGATACTTTTGATGCACAAGCAACATCTGCAATTCTTACTGTTGATTCAACGATCAACACATATCAGACACTAGATGGCAAGGCGTATTACACAACCGACACTCAAGGCTCATTTGCCGTTGAAATGTTGGCTGATTGGGGCGTTGCTTCATCATTGTGCGAAATGCTTTGGAATCAAGCTGAATCATCACCAAACACACCTTTGGCGGTAATTCTTGAAACAGAGCCGGGCAGCACTTTCAATTTTACTGTGCAACCAATTTTCCCATCAGCTGGAGGCACAGCACCAGATGCACAGACAGTATCAATGACCTTCACTTGTGTAACAACACCAGCGTTGGCATAACGAAAGGAAATCGGGAGCATGAAACTACCAATCACAATTGAGTTCACATCCGGGGAGAGCGCAACCTATACCGCGCTCCCACCGGAGTGGATGAAATGGGAACGCCAAAGCGGAAACACAATTCAGCAGGTATCTGAGAAATTGGGCATTGCTGATTTGATGTTTTTGGCTTATCACGCGATGAAGCGCGAAGCAGCCGGAAAGACTGTCAAGCCTTTTGAAGTGTGGTGCGAAACTGTAACTGACATCAGCATGGGAGAATCCGAAAACCCAAAAGCTACGAGCCGGGAAGCTTAAACCGGATCATTTGGGAATTGGCTATCCACACGGGATTGTCACGATCAGAGTTTCAAACACCAGAGGATGTTTTGACCGCTTTTGAGATTCTAAGGACAAAAAATGGCAACTGAACCAATCACTTATGACAAGAGTGATTTGCGCGGAATCATCAAGGCTTTCAAAGCCATGGATGAGCAAGCTGTTTCTGAGGCCAAAGGCGTTTCAAATGGATTGGCAACTTACCTGCAATCAAAAGTCACAGCCGCAGCTGGTGGCCGCCCAAATAAGGCGGCAATTCGCATTGCTCAAGGATCGCGTGTGAGTAAGTCATCAAAGATTGGTGAGATCAGCTACGGCTTTGTGTCTCAAAAATTCAGCGGTGGCGGCACCACACAACAGCTTTGGGGCGGTTACGAATTCGGCTCACAGAAATTTAGGCAATTTCCAATTTGGTCTGGCAAAGCTCCGGGCGGCATTGGATCATTTGGATATTTTATCTATCCAACATTGCGCGCCGAACAGCCTCACATTATCTCTCAATGGGAAAATGCATTTACTAAGATTTTGAAGGAGTGGTGATGGCCGGTCAATCAAGAACACTCAAGCTTTCGATTCTTGCTGATGTAGATAAACTTAAGCAAAGCCTCAATGTAGGCTCAAAAGATGTCGATGGTTTCGCCGGCAAAATTGGTGACTTTAGCAAGAAAGCGGCATTGGCTTTTGCAGCGGTAGCCGCCGCAGCTGGTGCAATGGCAATCAAAATTGGCGTGGATGCCGTTAAAGCTGCCAGCGATTTGGGTGAAACAATCTCAAAGGTCAATGTTTTATTTGGTAAATCGGCCAAAGACATTGAGAAATTTGCCGATGGTGCGGCCGCATCGTTAGGCCAGACAAAGCAACAGGCATTGGATGCCGCAGCTACATTTGCCACATTTGGAAAATCCGCCGGATTAAGCGGTGAGAATCTAAGCAAATTTTCAATCGACTTTGTCAAATTATCATCAGATTTGGCATCTTTTAACAACACCTCACCAGAGCAAGCCATCAATGCGATTGGATCGGCTTTGCGTGGCGAAGCTGAGCCATTGCGCCAATATGGCGTTTTGCTTGATGATGCTTCATTGCGCCAAGCCGCTTTGGAATTGGGAATTATCAGCACCACCAAAAATGCATTGACCCCACAACAAAAAGTATTGGCAGCTCAAGCTTTAATTTACAAGCAAACATCAGCTGCACAAGGCGATTTTGAGCGCACAAGCGATGGCCTAGCCAACAAAACACGCATCCTCACAGCTCAATTAGAAAATGCCAAAACCACCATTGGTGAAGCACTTTTGCCAATCGTTTTGCAATTGGCCACTTTGTTTTCAGAAAAGGTCATCCCAATTGTGCAACAGGTTGCAGATGCCTTTGGTGAAAAATCTGGTGGCATGGGCAACACATTGAGCAAATTGGCCGGCTCAATCAAAGATTTTGTGCAACCCATTTTTGAAGGTTTCAAATCAGCTTTCGACAAAATCAAAAAAACTGTTATCGAAAACAAAGATGAGTTTGAAGCATTTTTTGATGTCATCAAAGCTGCCGCACCAATCATTGGCAATGTCATCGGCAAAGCTTTCAGCATTGTGGGCGATGTAGCCAGCGTTGTTTTAAACATCATGGCAAATGTGGTTGGAGCCTTGCGCGGCTTAATCAACACGGCAATCGATTTGATCAATATTGCGATTCGTGGTTTTAACCTAATTAAGCCGGGTGCCGATATTTCACCTGTTTCAAAAATTGGTGTTTCTGGCGGATCAAGCTCCACAGGTGGCATTTCCGTGCCAGCTGCCTCATTGCCAAGTGGTTTTACATCAGGCGGAACCACATCATCAGCTGGTGGCACAACCGGAGGTGGCACAACCACGATCACAGGTGGCACCACAGGTGGGGGATCGACCGGCGGCACTCTTGGTGGCGCGGTCACGAAAATTGCAAAAGATACGAAAAAGGTTGTTGATGATGTGGCTGGAGCCTTTGACAATTTCACCAGCGGCACAACCACTTTGGCCGGAGTCATGGCAGCTTCCAACCAACCATTTGCATTTGGCACATCGGGTGTCAATACCAACACGCTTGCTGGCATTTTAGCTGCATCAAGCAAACCGAGCGTGACTGTGAATTTCAATGGAGTTACGACCGATCCGGAAGGCACAGCCCGTGTGCTCGTGGATACGCTGAACAATTCTTTCTATCGCGGCACAGGTGGCGCAACTAACCTGCAAATCGCATGACGATTTTCAATCCCGTTTGGCGCGTGACCATTGGCGGTGTCCAATACACAACAGCCATTTTGGCCAATCTAACCATCCGCAGCGGTCGCACAAACATTTATGAGCAAGCACAGGCCGGATACACCAATCTCGAAATCATCAACCTTGATCAATCGAATATTGTTATTGAAATCAATGATTCAATCACCATTGAATTGCAAGATTCCACATCGACATTTGTGCCAATCTTTGGCGGATCGGTTGTTGAGGTTGGCATTGCTGTGGCAGAGGTGGGCAGCGTTGATTATGCCCAACGGATCAACATCATTGCCTTGGGTGCATTGGCCAGATTGCCAAAGGCACTTACCGAAGGCGTTTTAAGCGATGATTTTGATGGTGATCAGATCTTCACCATTTTGAAAGAGGTTTTGTTCAACTCATGGCAAGAAGTACCAGGTGCATTAACATGGGCAACCTATGATCCAACCACTCAATGGGAGGATGCTGAAAACAGCGGATTGGGCGAAATTGATCGGCCGGGAAATTACGAGCTAGAAAATCGCGGATCATCTGTAACGGATGTCTATTCATTGGTCTCAGCTTTGGCAACATCTGGGTTGGGTTATATTTACGAAAACGCACAAGGCCAAATTTCCTATGCTGACAGCACTCATCGGACAGTCTATTTGTCAGCGAATGGATATGTTGATCTTACCGCCAACCATGCTTTGGCATCGGGGTTGAGCATTCAGTCTCGCGCCGGAGATGTCAGAAACACCATTGATCTTAAATACGGCAACAACTCAGCATTGGAGGTCAATGCGGTTGATCCGGCATCCGTTGGCCTTTATGGACAGCTAGCACAGATTTTCACCACCACCATCAAAAGCGCAACCGATGCACAGGATCAAGCTGATTTCTATTTAGAGCTAAGAGCCTATCCACGATTTAATTTAAACAACATTACATTTGAGCTGACCAATCCCGAAATTGATGATTCTGATCGTGATGACTTAATCAAGGTTTTCATGGGTATGCCTGTCAATTTGGCCAATCTGCCATTAAACATGAATTCTGGCGATTATTTGGGTTTCGTTGAAGGCTGGACATTTTCGGCCAGATACAATCAGATCAGCATTTCATTGATTTTGTCACCAATTGCATTTTCGTTGCAGGCAATGCGATGGAACGATGTGCCGGTGACAGAGCAATGGAGCACAATCAATCCAACTTTGGATTGGATCAATGCCACGATCGTGGCGTAAGGAGAAAACATGAGCAATCCAACGAGCAATTTCAATTGGCAAATGCCCACGGCCACAGATTTGGTCACGGATTTGCCAGCCGATTTTGAGGTATTTGGTCAAGCTGTTGATTCATCGATGGCCGATCTTTTAGGCGGCACAACAGGTCAGATACTTGCAAAAAATTCAAACACCAATATGGATTTTGTGTGGGTTACAAATGATGTTGGTGACATTACAGCGGTCACAGCTGGCACAGGCATTTCAGGTGGTGGCACATCCGGTGCTGTAACAATAACAAACGCAATGGCAACGGAAATCACAGCAAAAGGTGATTTAATTGTTGGCACAGGTAACGCAGCTTTTGACAATTTGCCAGCCGGTACAAATGGACATGTTTTGACGGCAGATTCCACAGTCAGCCCAACGGGTTTGAAATGGGCTGCACCCGCAGGCGGCGGTAAGGTTTTGCAAGTTATTCAGGCTTCCACAAGCACAGCGACCACTATTGCAAGCACTACTTACACAGACACAACTCTGTCAGCAACTATCACACCAACATCAGCCACAAGCAAAATTTTGGTTCAGGTCGTGCAAATATCTCTGACAAAAAGAAACACAAACGATACTGCTGGATTGGGAATAAGAATTCTTAGAGACTCCACATCTATTTTTGAACCTGCTCCTTCTAAATACGAGTCATCTTATTTGGGCTTAAATGCGGGAGCAGCAACTTCTATGGAAATGATTGTTTCTGTGCCATTGATTTATCTTGATTCACCCGCATCAACATCAGCATTAACTTACAAAACACAAGGCGCAGTTTTTACTACAAATAACAGCGGCTCTAGTACTTTTCAAACAAATGCCTCAATCAGCACAATTACATTATTAGAGATCGGTGCATAATGGAAACGTCATTTTTAGTAAAGGCAATTCATAAGCTGAAGCCAACTGCTGAGTTTTCTTTTGTTGAAGAAGATTACTCAACAATCAAATGGGATGTACTTGATGGCGATGCTCCAACTCAGTCAGAGATTGATGCTGCTATTGCTGCGATCAAAACTGAGGAAGCGGCACAAGAAGCTGCACAAGAAGCTGCAAAACAAGCCGCACAAGCAAAATTGGAGCTTTTAGGCTTAACCGCAGACGATTTGAAGGCACTTGGATTGTGACATTTCCACAAGGAACATTGCCGCGTTTGATTCAGGTTGCTTTGGCCGAAGTGGGCACAGTCGAAACAGGCAACAATGAGACGAAGTACGGCAAATTTATGAAAGCCGATAAGCTGCCATGGTGTGGCTCGTTTCTTAATTGGTGTGCTCATCAAGCCGGGGTCAAAGTGCCAAATGTGGTCAGCACAAGAGCTGGTGCCGAGGCATTTAAGAAAAACAAGCAATGGCACAACACACCAAAGATTGGTGACTTTGTTTTCTTTGATTTCATCATCGATGACAAAGAAACGATCAATCACATTGGCTTGGTAATCCGGGCATCGGAAAAACAGATCGTGACCATCGAAGGCAACACATCAGGCGGATCAGGAAGCCAGCGCAATGGTGGCGAAGTCATGGTCAAATCAAGAGCTTTGGGAGCACGCTCATTTGTTATCGGTTACGGCCGACCAGCTTATGAGCCATTTACCGGTGATCTACCGGATCGACCAAAAGGAGAAAA